AGTCCGAGATTGGCCTGTGGTATATCGAAAAGGGTGTGACCTACGGGTGTCGCATCAGTGTGCCGCCGGAGCAGGGTAAGTTCGTGGGGCAGATCACGGTGGGCTGGAAGGAAGAGCCGCCGGATGTTGATCAGTATCGGGTTCTCTTGCAAATTGCCGCAACCATGTTGTCAAGGAGTAAACAGTAATGGAATGGCTCAAACAAATCGCCCCCACTATCGCCACTGCGATGGGTGGCCCCTTGGCCGGTATGGCCGTCTCCGCTATTTCCAAAGCCATCGGGGTCGATGAGGCCAAGGTCGGGGACCTGATCAAGGACAACAAGCTGACCGCCGAGCAGATCGCGCAGGTCAAACTGGCCGAGATCGAACTCCAAAAACAAGCGCAGGAGTTGGGCCTGAACTTTGAAAAGCTGGCGGTCGATGACCGCAAGTCGGCCCGTGAAATGCAGGCAGCTACCCGCTCCATCGTCCCCCCGGCGCTGGCTGCGATTGTTACCGTCGGGTTCTTCGGCATCCTTGTGATGATGCTGCTGGGCAAAGTGGACTCCAACAACCCGGCCATCCTCATGATGTTGGGTTCCCTCGGTACCGCATGGACCGGGATCATTGCTTACTATTTTGGTTCTAGCGCTGGTTCTCAGGCTAAAACTGACCTCCTCTCTAAAGCACCCGCAATCAAATGATGAGCCTCGCCAACACCCTCGCCAAACTCAAGATCAGCATCGACTGGGTCGAGCCGCTGCAAGAGGTCTTCCATCGCTACGAGATCAACACCCCTGAGCGGCAAGCCGCGTTCATTGGGCAGTGTGCGCATGAGTCCATGAACTTCACCCGGCTGGAGGAGAACCTGAACTACTCCGCCGAAGCCCTGATGAAGACTTGGCCCAGCCGTTTCCCGACGATGGAGGTGGCCCAGCAGTACGCCCGCAACCCCGAGAAGATCGCCAACAAGGTCTACGGCGGGCGCATGGGCAACGGCACCGAGGAAACCGGGGATGGCTGGCTGTACCACGGGCGCGGGCTGATCCAACTGACCGGCAAGGACAACTACACGCTGGCAGGCGACGCCTTGAATATGGACTTCCTGCATTCCCCGGACTACGTGCTGGTGCCCAAATACGCGGCGCTGACCGCCGGGTGGTACTGGAATAAGCGCCAGCTTAATAAAGAGGCTGATGCTAAAGACTACACCGGGATGACAAAGAAGATCAACGGCGGTACCATCGGGCTAGACGACCGGATTGCGCACATCAAGCACGCGCAAGAGGTTATGACCGCATAAAGGGGCTTCGATGCCGCTCCAGAAAATTCTGTTCAAACCCGGCGTTAACCGCGAGAACACCCGCTACACCACGGAAGGCGGCTGGTACTCGTGTGACAAGGTGCGCTTTCGTCAAGGCACGCCTGAAAAGCTCGGCGGGTGGGAGCAGATTTCGCCGTACACCTACGAGGGTGTGTGTCGTTCGCTGTGGACTTGGGGCACGATCACCGTGCCAACGGTGCTCACCGGTGTGGGCACCAACAAGAAGTTCTATATCGAAGAAGGTGGCGCGTACAACGACATCACGCCAATCCGCGAGTATGCGGGACCTTTGAGCAATCCGTTCGTGGCCACGACTGGCTCGGCCATTATTACTGTGACGGACACCGCACATGGCTGCTCGACTGGCGACTACGTGTCTTTTATCGGTGCGCAAGCGCTGAGCACGCAGACCTTCACTCGGTCAACAGCCACTGACTTTGTTCTTTCTAGCGCACTGGCTAACAACACGCCCGTCCTTCTCTCGGTTTCCGCTGGCGGGTCTTTGCCGACTGGCTTGCTCACGGGGGTGGTCTATTACATCCGTGTGGTGGCTGGCACCACGGTGAACTTTGCCAACGTGGTGGACGGCGCGGCAATCAACACGACGACTGCGGGTTCGGGGACCTTCTCGCTGGAGGTGGATCAAGGCATCACCTCGGCGGTGCTCAACTCGAACTTTGAAGTCACGGTCGTCAACACCAACAGCTACACGATCACGGCTCCGGCGGCAGCTACGGCCTACGATGTGGGTGGGGGCGGCACGATGGTGCGTGCTGCCTACGAGGTGCCGGTGGGCAACGAGATCGTCACGCCACTCAGTGGCTGGGGCGCAGGGCCTTGGGGCAGCGGTCCGTGGGGCATCGGCACATCTACGCTGGTGGGCGCACGGCTTTGGTACCAGAACAACTTTGGCGAAGACCTGATCTTTGGCTATCGCGGCAGCGCGTTGTATTACTGGAACGCCAAGATTGGCACGGCGCTCGAAGTGTTCACGGTGACGATCGCGTCCCCGGGCGTGGTGACATTCACGAGTTCCGAGTTGGTTGACGGCACGGCAGTGGTGTTGGAGACGACGGGCGCGCTGCCTACGGGCCTCACGGTGGGCACGGTCTACTACGTGGTCAACGCGGTCAGTAATGTGTGCAACTTGGCGGCAACGCCGGGCGGCTCGCCCATCACTACGACGGGTGCTCAGTCTGGCACGCACTATATTTCGCCGCGCGGCATCCCGGTGGCGGACTTGGCGGGGGCGTCGGACGTGCCGGTGGTGGTCAACAACATGACGGTGTCCGACGTGAGCCGGTTTGTGTTCGCGTTTGGCTGCAACCCGCTGGGCGAGACCGAGATTGATCCGATGCTGATCCGCTGGAGTGATCAGGAATCAGTGGTGAACTGGACCCCGGCGGCGACCAACCAAGCAGGGGGCACGCGCCTGTCCCACGGCTCCGAAATTCGCTCCTACGTCCAGACCCGGCAGGAGATCGTGGTGTTCACGGACGCCTCGGTGTACTCGCTGCAATATCTTGGCCCTCCGTTTGTCTGGGGCGCTCAGCTTCTGGGCGACAACACCTCGATCGCGGGCATCAACACGGTGTCGGTGGCCTCGGGCGTTGTGTTCTGGATGGGCGTGGACAAGTTCTACCGCTACGACGGTCGGGTGCAGACGCTGCGTTGTGACTTGCGCCAGTACATCTACGGCGACATCAACCTTGCTCAGCAGGATCAGTTCTTCTCGGGTACCGACGAGGGCTTCAACGAGGTGTGGTGGTTCTATTGTTCGGCCAACTCGAACGTGGTCGATCGCTACGTCATCTACAACTACGCCGAGGACATTTGGTACTACGGCACGATGGGGCGCACGGCGTGGATCGACTCGGGGCTGAACCTGTACCCGTTGGCTGCGACGTACTCCAACAACTTGGTGTTCCACGAACTTGGTGTTGACGACAACGTCTCGGGCACTCCGGCGGCCATCGACTCGTACATCACGTCTTCGGAGTTTGACATTCAGGATGGCCAAAACTTTGGTTTCATCTGGCGCTTGATCCCCGACATCACGTTCCGTGGCTCCACGGCGGCCAGCCCGCAAGTGACGATGACGCTGCTGCCGATGCAGAACTCCGGCTCGGGCTACAACACGCCCCCGTCCGTGGGGGGCCAAGACAGCGCGCCTGTGGTGCGTGGCGCTACAGTACCAATCGAGCAGTTCACCGGGCAGGTGTACATCCGTGTTCGCGGACGGCAGATGTCGTTCAAGGTGGCGGGAAATCAGGTGGGCCTTCAGTGGCAGCTTGGCGCGCCGCGTATCGACATCAAGCCCGACGGCAGAAGGTAAGCGCATGACGTTTATTGTCACGACGGACTACACGCTTGACAGAGTTGCTGCGCCCAACTTGCCGGTGGCCCCGCCGCTGTGGAACCCGCAGTATCAGGACCAGTACAGCAACGTCCTGCGCCTGTACTTCAACCGGCTGGACACCATTCTGGGACGACTCATGGCGAACATTGACACCCTACCCGTATCCATCGGGGGCACCAACGTAGACGCCTTTGGGCGGCTGCGGGTCAGCCAGCCCTACACCCTGTTTGACAGCCAGAACCGCTACGCTGCGGACAACCAGTTTGATGTGGCGACGACCGGGACGGGCACCACGACCTTTTTGTCTAACGAAGCTGCGGTCAAGATGGAGGTCACTGCGGGCGGCGTGGGGTCGGTTACCCGGCAGTCCTACCGCTCCTTTCCCTATCAACCGGGCAAGGGCCTACTGGTGCTGATGACGTTTGTGATGGACAGCAGCCAGAGCCTGAACCTCACCCAGCGGGCGGGCTACTACAACGACAACAACGGCGTGTTCTTCCAGCGGGTGGATGGAACTTACTCATTTGTGCTTCGGTCCAGTTCAACACCTACCCCCGGCACGCCCAGCGATGTGCGGACGGTCAACCAGTCAAGCTGGAACGGCGACAAACTGGATGGCACCGGGGCGTCTGGGCTGACTCTTGACCCGTCCAAGGCGCAGATTCTGTGGATGGACTTTGAGTGGCTGGGCGTGGGTTCCGTGCGCTGCGGCTTCATCATCAACGGCGAGTACATCGTCTGCCACACCTTTGAGAACGCCAACGATATTACTAGTGTCTACATGACCACGGCTATCTTACCCGTGCGTTACGAAATTAGTACTGCTACTTCGGCAGTGGCTGCTTCTATGAAAGCTATCTGCTGCTCGGTGGTCTCTGAAGGCGGCTTTGAGCAAACGTCCATCGACCATGTGGCGCGGCGCACCACGATCCTTGGCACCATTGGGACGACCTTTTTGCCGGTGGTTTCGATCCGGTTGGCCTCCGGGCGCACGGGCGCTGTGGTGCTGCCCAACCGGGTTCAGGTGCTGCCGACGACCAGCCAGAACTATGAGGTGGCGCTGGTCAAGAACCCCACCCTGACGGCAGCCACTTGGGCGGCTACGGTGCCTTCGGACTCAAATGTGGACTATGACGTTGCAGCCACCGCCATGACGGGTGGAACGATTGTCCAGACCGACTACGTTACGGCTTCCGGATCAGGCGGCGTCCAAGACACCAGCGCCGCCACTGGATACAACTGGGACCTTCAGTTGGGGGCTTCGATTGCCGGGACGAGCGATATCTACACGGTTGCCGTCCGGACGGTTTCTGGGGCCACCACCGGGGATGTGGTGGGCTCTCTGTCCTTTTACGACCTGACTCAATAATTGCCTCTGAGAACCCCCCATGATACTATCGACTAACCCCTTTCCCGTGAGGCGCACATGAGCCTGAAACTTGCCGCCCAGCACCTTGCAAGCAAGGGTCGGGGCCCTGACACCACCCTCGTTCACATGGCCCCGCAAGAAGTTGCAGGGCTTCAAGCACTGGCGCGTGCACATGGCGGCACGCTGACCACCAACCCCGACACAGGTCTGCCCGAAGCGGGCTTTCTGCGCGCGATCCTTCCGATGGTTGCGGGTGCAGCACTCGGCCCTGCCGGTCTTGGTTTGACTGCAATGCAAGCAGGTCTTGCTACCGCAGCGCTGGGCACCGTTGCGACGGGCAATTTGGGTAAAGGGCTGATGGCAGGTCTGGGCGCGTACGGCGGCGCGGGGCTCATGGGTTCGGTTGCGGGCGCGGGCAATGCGGCAATTACGGCTGGAGCCGACGCAGCAGCTTCGGGGGTTGGTGGTGTGGCGGCCCCTGCTGCGCAACTGCCCCCGGTGACAGACTACAACTTCATGTCCGGGGCTAACCCACCGGCGGTGGGGGTTGAATTGGGCGGCTCTACGCTTGCGCCCGCTGCTACTCCTGCTGCTACTCCTGCTGCTACTCCTGCTGCTACTTCTGCTGCTACTTCTGCTACTACCCCCGCTGCCCCTGCCCAGACTGTGTCAACTCCCGACACGTACCGTAACCAGATGGACATTGCTAGTGATCGCGCCGCCGCGTTTCGTCAAGCGGGTCCGTTTGGCCCCGTGACGGAGGGGATCAAAGCGATTGGTGATAAACCCGAATTGCTGTTTAACAAAGGCAATCTTGGTTACGGCCTTGCCGCCGCTGCGCCGCTGGTGTTCCAAGAGCCGGAGAAGCGTGCTGGCTATGAAGGTGGCGGCGCTAACCCCTACGCGTACGAATACGATCCGGGCCGTCAGGCATACACGCCTTCGGCGGGTTCTTCGGAGCAAGCGTATTTCAGGCCGCGCTACAACATGATGGCGGATGGCGGCCTTGCCGCGCTGTCTGGCGGTGGTGCCTCGCACCTTGGCGATTACTCCGATGGTGGCCGACTGCTGCGCGGTCCCGGTGATGGCGTAAGCGATGACATCCCTGCCACGATTGCAGACAAGCGCCCGGCCCGTCTGGCCGATGGTGAGTTTGTGGTGCCTGCAAGAATTGTTTCCGAGTTGGGCAACGGCTCGACGGAAGCTGGCGCGCGCAAGCTGTACGCCATGATGGACCGCGTGCAGAAGAATCGCAGCAAGACTGTAGGCAAGAACAAGGTGGCGGTGGATAGCCGCTCTGAGAAGCTGCTGCCCGCATGACGGTCCAGTACGCCATCGAAGACCCCGCGACCTTCATCGAGG